CGACGTCGTCATCATCGTCGTCGACCAGGGAACCGCTCAGCGGCTGCGATAGCTTGGAACCGTCCCGGTAGAGGGCGATGCACTTGATGCCGAGCTTCCAGGCCTGGAGGTAGGTCTCCTTGACCTCCTCCACCGTGGCCTCGTTCGGCATGTTGACCGTTTTCGAGATCGCCCCGGTGATGAAGGTCTGGACGCCCGCCATCAGGCGGAGGTGGCCGGAGACCGAGATCGAGCGCGTGCCGGTGCGACCGCAGAGCACGGCGCAGTCGAAGATCGGGAGATCCTCGGCCCGCATGCCCGGCGCGTTCTCCACTGTCATGGACCCGCAGGCGTAGAGGTTCGCTTCCGCGATCTCGGCCTTGGAGAAGCCCAGGAACGGCAGCAGATCGAACGACGGATCGGCCAGCTTGTCCGCCGGCACCTTGAGGGTGTCGAGCAGGAAGTCGGTGCCGAGCGTCCACTGGTTGAACACGAACTTGATATCGTAGGCGCTCGGCAGCGCCGCGTTGAGCTTGGAGATCGCGTCCTCGGTGAAGCCCTTCTTCCGGAGGTCGGTGACACCGATCGCCGGCGAGCCGGCCAGGGTGCCCTGACCGACGGCGTACTTCACGATGCCGTCGATCTCGGCCTGGTCGTAGCCGAGCTTGGCGAGCGCAGCGGTGACGCCGCGGTTCACGATCTTGAAGTAGCCGCCGCCGGCGAGCTTCTTGAACTTCACCAGGGCGAAGTCGGGCTCGACGCCGGTGGTGTCGCAGTCCATGACGAGGCCGATGGTGCCGGTCGGGGCGATCACGGTGACTTGGGCGTTCCGATAGCCGTCGTGGTCGTGGAGGGCGTGATCCCACACCTCCTGGGCCGTGAGCGACAGGTGGGTGTCGATCTTGTCCAGGGTGGCGCCGTCGAGGCGAACCGGCTCGATCGCAAGCCCCCTGAACGGCAGGTCGGGGTGCGTCGCGGCCATGTGGTTGCCGATGACGCGGTTCATGCTCTCCGCGTTGGCGGCGAAGCCCGGGAAGGCCCCGAGTTCGGAGGCGAGGTAGCCCGAGGTGTTGTAGGCCTCGCCCGTCATGATGGCGGCCAGCGCGGCGGCGATGGCACGCCCCTCGTCGGAGTCGTAGGCGTAGCCCATCGACATCAGCAGACCGCCGATGTTGGCGTAGCCGAGCCCGAGCGTGCGGTAGTCGAACGACCGACGGGCGATCTCCCGCGACGGGAACTGCGCCATGGACACCGAGATGTCGAGCACGATCGTCCACAGCCGAACGGCATGGCGGAACTGGACCAGGTCGATCTGGCCGCTGATGTCCAGGAACTTGAGGAGGTTCAGGGACGCCAGGTTGCAGGCGGTGTCGTCGATGAACAGGTACTCCGAGCACGGGTTGGACCCGCGGATCGGGCCGGCCGCCGGGCAAGTGTGCCAGTCGTTCATGGTCGTGTTGAACTGGAGGCCGGGATCGGCGGAGTGCCAGGCGGCACGGCCGAAGAGGTCCCACAGATCACGCGCCCTGACCGTCTTCGCGACGCCACCGTCGGTGCGGCGGATGAGATCCCAGGGGCCATCGTTCTCGACGGCGCGCATGAAGGCATCGACGGTGGAGATCGAGTTGTTCGAGTTCTGGCCGCTGACGGTCTCGTATGCCTTGGAGTCCCAATCCGTGTTGAACTCGGCGAACGGGAACTCGGTGTCGCCCTGCTGGGCGAGCTGCAGCGTCCGCTGGATGTAGTTGTCCGGCACCGACGCCTTGCGGGCCGCCTTGATGGCGCGCTTCAGGGTGGCGTTGGTCTTCGGGTCGATGTTGAGGATCGTCACACCGTCGGCCAGGGCAGGGCGGCATGCGGCCATGACGTCGGCGAGCGCGCGGTTCACGATCTTGGAGCCGGTCACCAGGGCGGCGACCTTCTGCTCCTCCTCCATCTTCCAGGCCGCGAACTTCTCGACGTCGGGGTGGTCGGCGTCGACGATCACCATCTTGGCGGCGCGGCGTGTGGTGCCGCCCGACTTGATGGCGCCGGCAGCGCGGTCACCGATCTTGAGGAAGCTCATGAGGCCGGACGAGGTGCCGCCGCCGCTGAGCAGCTCCTTCTCGCCGCGCAGGTTCGACACGTTGGTGCCGGTGCCGGAGCCGTACTTGAAGAGGCGCGCCTCGCGGACCCAGAGGTCCATGATGCCGCCGTTGTTCACCAGATCGTCGGCGACGGACTGGATGAAGCAGGCGTGCGGCTGCGGCCGGGCATAGCTCGAGCCCGACTCGACGACCTCGTCCGTGGCCGGATCGACGTAGAAGTGGCCCTGTGCCGGACCGTCGATGCCGTAGGCCCAGTGGAGGCCGGTGTTGAACCACTGCGGGGAGTTCGGCGCCGCGATCTGCGAGGCCAGCATGAAGCGCAGCTCGTCGTAGAAGGAGCGGGCGCTGTCCTCGTCGCGGGATCCGACCATGTCGTTGATGGTCTTGGCGAGCGGGCGCTCGTTGATCGGGTCGATCTTGAAGTAGCCTTCCTTCCAACCCCAGTAGGTCCAGGCGCCAGCGATCCGGTCGAAGACCTGCTTGGCCGACGTCTCGGCGCCGTAGGTGACATCGCCGAGGTCGGTGGCGGGGATGCAGCGCCGCAGCCAGGACGGCACGCCGGGCTCGTCCACCGGCGTCCTGAAGTCCGGCACACCCGCCTTGCGGAAGTATTTCTGGACGAGGACATCGCCGGCCACCTGGCTCCAAGCCGCCGGGACCTCGAGGCCGTTCATGCGGAAGGCTTCGGATCCGTCCGGGTTGCGGATCACGGTGGAGCGGCTCGACCACGCGATCAGGTCGTAGGGATCCTGACCGGCAGTGGTGTAGAAGCGATCGATCTTCATCAGGCGGCGTCCTTGGTCTTGTCGGGGTCGATGGAGAGTCCGGCGTCGATCTTGATCCGGTGTCTCGCGCGGAAGTAGTCGATGGGCTTCTCGTACATCCGCTCGATGTCCTTGTTCAGGATGTCGAGCACCTTGACGCCCTTGTTGGCGGCGTAGGCGAACAGCGTGGAAGCGACGCCGGCCATCTCCTGGAGAGGCTCACCGGCCGGCTGCTTGAAGACGTAGAGCGCGATCTCGATGACCCGCGTGAAGCTGCGGCCCTCGGCTTGGGCCAGCTCGCAGGCTTCCTCGATGATGCGGTCGACGCGCTCCGTCGTGGTGTCCTGGGTGGCGTCACCGAAGCGCGTCCGCACCCAGTTCGCCACGGTCTTCTCGAGGCTGTCGGTCTTGGCCAGCTGCGCCTGGAGCCGGAGGTTGCGCTGCGCGAGCCCGTCGGCACGCTTCTGCAGGTCGACCGCGTTGAAGCGGAGGCTGGCGACCTCGGTTCCGAGTTCCCGCACCTTCCGTTGCAGCCGGACGATCTCCGACTCCGGGGGTGGCGCGTCCTCGTATTCCCAGGGCGACTGCCCGGCGAGCTTGCCCAGGATCTTCTTCAGCACACCCATCAGGACTCCTCCCCCTTCTCCGCGATCTTGGCTTCGGCATCGAGCATCCAGCCCGGCTTCTTGATCCCGAGCGCCTTGCGGGCGTCGCGGATCGCGGTCTGCCGCAAGCTGCGGCCCGACCCGTTCTTGCGCTGCAGCTCGCGCAGATCGTCCCCGGTGTAGCGGCCGCGATCGATGATCACCTGCCGCCCCATCGGGATACGGGTCTCAGCCCGCGTGTTGGCCATGTGGATGGCCGTACCGCCCGGCACGGTGACGGTGCGCGGGGTGGGCCGACCGGGCCGGCCGGAGCGGCCCTTCCGAGCCAAAGCCTTCAACGCCATTTCGTTTTGTGGGGTGTGCATCGTGCGCCTTGCTGTCTGTGACCAGGCGATTGATCGCTTGGCGGACATAGTTGTTCTGGAACTCAGTACGGGGTGTTGCGGCGAACCTCACCACCCGCCATCGGTCACCGACCTTGATGTTGATCCGCGGCGATGTCCCCAACTCGATCGAGTAGTCGTCGATCGTTTTGGCTTTGATGAAGCGCTCGACTTCTTTCTTGACGTCGCGGATGTGACTATCCATGGTCAGCCTTTCTTGGTTGGGAACTTCCTCTTCGGCCAAGCCCTCTTGAAGGGAGGACGTCGGTCTTGTTCGGGTGCGTCTTCGGCATTGCCCTTGCCGAGCATGGTTCGTCGGAAGTCTTCCTGCTTCCGCGTGAGGCGGCGCAGCTTCGCGATCTCGGAGATGTCGCCGCCGACCTTGCTGAGCTTGCTCTCGCCCTTGCGGCCGGTGGTCTTCTGCTCGTGGCACTTGATGTGCCGGGGGATCAGGTGCTCAGGATCGTTGGCCGGAGGCACCGTGTCCCGCTCCGTCTCGTTCCACGCCCGGAGCCCGAGGGCAGGAACGTGGTCGAACTGCAGGCCCTCGATGTCACCCAGCTTCTGACCACAGGAGGCGCACCGATCACCCGCTCGCAGGACGGACTTCAGCTTCACCAGGACCGGGATCGCCTTGCGGAAACCGACGGGTGGAGTGAGCGTGGGGCTTTCCATTCCTGCAAAACATCCTCTTTGCATTCGTGAAAAGAGCTAGGCCAAAGGATGCGCGCCGTCAAGCGCGTGGAGCGCCTCCCGGGCGGATGCCGTGGCGCGCTGCAGGAGGTCGAGCGCCGCGTTGCGGCTGTCGGTGTGGAGGTGGATCAGGAACGGTCCAACGGCCGGCGGCCGGCGTCCGAGAGCGTCTCGGACCGCAGCATCGACGATCGTCCATCGCACATCCGGGAGGCCCAGCATGCGGCGGTCGTCACGGACCACCACCTCTGCGGCCCGGGTGGCGATGACGGCGCGCTGCCGCCGCGCGACCGACCTCAGCCGTGCCTGAGCCGGTGCAGGGCGAGGGCGGCCGCCGCCGCATAGACCAGCGTCAGCCAGCCGATCGAAGCCTGGAAGCCAGGGTACCTCATCATCCCCTCCGTCCGTTGAAGCGGTTCTCATCGTCCTGCGTCCATCCGATGTTGTGTTTCACGTCATCGATGACTTCGGCCATGTCGATCAGAGTTGTTTCGCCAATGGCGCTCATGGCCTGCTCGAAGAAGATTTTGAAGGCGCCCTGGTCCATCTTGCTGAAGGCCGTCGACTGCAGCTCGAAGCGGACGTCGCCATTGAACATGATGATGGCGGGGCCATACATGCCGAGCTGAGCCTTCACGGCGTTGTTGAGGGCCTCGGCATTGCTCCAGGTGGTGGCTCCCGTCATCTCGACGACGCGTCGCAGCACCCCCCAGTAGAGGTTGTGGTGGCGCAGCGACCGCGGCTGCGAGAACTGCGTCCTGAGCTGGGTGCCGGGCCGGTATCGCTCCGCCAGCACCTCGAGGTCGGCGGCAGACGCCGGCACCAGACGGTTCCGCTCAAACGTCGTCACGATCCATGGGGACTCGGTCATCGGATCGATCCTTCAAACGGCGGCGCCGCGGCGCTTCGGCTTGTGCTTGGCCTTCTTCTCCAGCACCGGCGCCGGTGGCTGGTCGTGCGGCTGGGTTTCGGGCAGCGTCATCGCGACGACGCGGCAGCGCTCCAGCATGGTGGCAGCCTGGGCCTTGGTGACCCGGTACTCGCGGCGGTGCTCGGCCTCGGCCATCCACCATTCCCGCATGCCCTGGCGGCTGCTGTGCTCCGGCACGAAGATGGTGTCGATGATGGCGTTGCAGAGGTCGATGTAGATCTCGGCGTCGCTCCAGCCGGCGTACCGGCTGGGCGTGAGATCCTCGCCTGCCGCCGCGACAGGCGACTCGGTCACGAGTCGGTGACCGCAGCGTCGGCGGCAGCATCGGCCTGAGCACGCTTCGCCAGCTCCGCCTGCTTGATCGCCTCCATCCGCTCCCGGCCGACCTGCTTCACCTTCTCGGTCAGCTCGTCCCCGAGTCGGTTGAAGGTCGCCAGCACCTTCTTGTTCGACATCCAGGCCACGATCTTGGCCTTGGTCGGCAGCTTGCCGACGGCCTCGATCATGATGGCGACGAGTTCCTCGGGCGTCTTCTCCGGCTCAGGCGGGGGTGCAGAGTCCGAGGGGACCTGTGACGTCGAGGTGTCGACCACTGGGCCGTCGACCGGCGCGCTGTCTGCGGGACCGCTCGCCGGCGGCTCCTCGCGCGGCGGGAAGTTCGGCTCCGCCGTGGCGTTCCCGGCGGCGCGCTCGTTCGCGGCCGGGGCCTTGTCGTCCCGCCGCGCGTTGCTGCCCTGGTTGCGCTGCGCGAAGTCGTCCGCCTCTTCCTCGGAATAGGCGCCATGGAGGCCGGCCAGCTTGATGATGACGCGGTCCTTGCCGCGCTTCTCGGCCATCGCATAGGGGTAGCCGGGCTGCTTGCCGGTGACCTTGTAGTTGCCGCCGAGGACGCCTTCCCGGACGATCTTCACCTCGCCGAACGACCACTCCGCCTTGCCGTCCTTGCGCTTCGCCCGGCAGATCAGGACGACCTCCTCGGACTCGGCCTTCACGACGGTGGGCATGTCCCATTCCAGCTCGAGCGCCGCGGAGAGGCGCTCCAGCGCTGCGTGCAGGATGACGGGCTTGCCGTTGACGTCCCACAGATCGTCGCGGGACACCTCGACATCATGCTTCTTGAAAAGCTCGCGGATCTGTCTTCCGTCCATGGTGCGCTCCTTTGCTTGAATTCATGCGGCATCGGCCGCGGCGTCGGGTTCGGGTTCGATGTATTTCGCCAGCTCTTGCCGGGCGTCCTTCTTCGCCTGCCGAGAGCCATCCACCGTGATGAGGACCTTGCCGTCCTTCGACAGGTTGATCTTGACGCCATGCCCTTCGGCGGCGACGGCGTCGACGGGGAAGAGCCGCTTCAGGCCGCGGCGCGCCCGGTCGTAGCGCTCCGCCGCCGGCATCGTCTCCTTCAGCGCCTTGGCGAGCCCCGCCCAGGCGAAGGAGTCCCCCATCGACACCGAGTGGATCCTGGTCACCCGCGGGATCGGCAGCGCCGGGATGCCCGGCGTCCGCCCGGTCTTGACGCAGTCCCAGAAGTCCTCCTCCTCGTCCCGCAGCGCGATGCCGTAGAACTCGTCGTAGGGCATCTCGGCCTTCTGCCATTGCCCGGCGCCGGTGATCACCGACAGCCAGCCCCGTTCCGAGCCTGTCACCCGCATGTTGTGCTGGACCTGGGGACCGTACTTCTTCACCGCATCGTTCATGCTCCAGCCGAAGGGGAGCATGAACTTCGCCTCGAAGACGCCCAACGGTGGCCCGTCGAGTGTCTCCCGAACAATGCCGTCGAGCGTGCAGGACGCGATGGGCCAGTCCGGATCGATGGCGACCCGCTGCTCGTCGGTGACGAAGTAGCCGGTCTGCTTCTCGAACCAGGTCGCGTTGAGGTCCTCCGTGGCGTTCCCGAGCTGCACCAGCAGCACGTCGTCGTAGTTGTCGTCCTCGATCTCCCGGCGCTTGACGCGCCAAAGATGCTCGATGGCGGATTGGTCACCCGACATGATGATGCGGGCGTCGGAACCGCCGATGCGGCCCAGGCGAGCCAGCCGGGCCTCTTCGGTCATACCGATCTTGGCCCTGCGGCTTTCTCCTGGCACCAGCTCCTCCATTCATAAGACTTTGCATTCGCGCAAAGGTCAACTCAAAATGCCAACTCGTCGTCGTCGACGTCGGCGAGGTCGATGTATTGCCCCCAGACCGGGCTGGGACCCAGGCTGCGGACGAATTCAAGGTGGGCGGCCAGCTCGTCGAGGGTGGGCCCGGGGAAGTCGCGCGCCGGCCGGAAGGGCAGGGCAGGGGCTTCGGGCTCCTGGCCGGTCGCCGCGATGACGTCGAGCGTCATCTGGAGGCCGCCGCGCAGGCCGGCGTACACCTCGGCCAGGATCTCGACGTCGATCATGGCGCCGTGCTTGACGCGCTCGGCGAGCTTCTTGACCTTGAAGTGACGGGCGAGGACGTCGAGGGAGTGCTTCTTCCCGGGCCGCTGCGCCTTGGAGATCTCCAGGGTGTCGACGATGGGATTGGTGAGGCGAGCGAGGTCGAAGCGGACCAGCTCGGCGTTGATCATGCCGACGTCGAAGGGAGCGTTGTGGATGACCAGCGGGGCATCCCCGATGAACTCGAGAAACGCCCCGATGGATTTCCGCAGCGGCGCCTTCGTCCTCAGGAACTCGTCGGTGAGACCGTGGACCCTGAGAGCTTCCGGGTGAACCGGGATGCCGGGGTTGGCGAAGCAGTGATAGCTGGACCCGGTCGGCATGAGATCGAAGATCTCGATCGCGGCGATCTCCACGATCCGGTCCTTGCGCCTGTCGAGGCCCGTGGTCTCGGTGTCGAGGACAATCTCGCGACCCGCCATATCAACTCCCGAACCTGAGGTGGCGCTTGTCGGGATCGATGTCCCAGGACTTCAGGAAGATGCGTTTCCGCGACTCCCGCAGCTCGAGGACCGTCTCGGTCGCCGACAGCACGTCGCGGTGCGCGATCTCGATCTGCGCCGGGCTGCCGTCGTCGAGCGCCGCTTCGTGAAGCTTGAAGTAGCCGGCCAGGAAGTCCTGAGCGGCCTCGAGACGGGTTGTGGCGTTGCTGTGCCTCGACGACCAAGGGTTCAGCTTAGACATGGATCGGGTCCTCAATGAACGCACCCTCTGCGTCGAGGCCGAGACCGAAGTCGCGGCCCAGAGCGGAGAGGATCATGCCGCAAGCCTGCAGGCGGATCTCGCTGCAGATCTTGTCGCGCTGCCGGGATGTCGCGGCGCGGTTGTTGGGGCGGAACCAGACGCAGGCTTCCTCCCGGCGACCCATCGCGAGCAGGTAGGCCGCCTTCGACAGCGACACCTTCAGGCGCGGTGTCTGGCAGTAGCGCAGCCACTCGGTCACACCGACGGCGCGCTCCACATCGAGCGCCTGGGACGACCCCTTGAGGTGATCGCCTGGCGCCATGCCGGTCATGAGGCGGGCCCGCTCGATCTCCCGGGCATCGTCCGCCGTCATGCCGATCATGTTCCAGCCTCCGGACCTGGATCCGGAGGTCAGCCACTTCTTCTCCTGATCAGGCAGACCCTCGATGATCGTCACCGCATCGAGGATCAGCTGCCAGATGATGGTGTGGGGCGCCGGCGCGAGGCCGCGGGCCTGGGTGAGACGGAAGCCGTCCGTCAGCCAGCGCCGCGCGCGTTCCGCTGCCTCACGCCGGTTCTTGGGCTCGGTCACGTTCACGGTCCCTCAGCAGCTTGGACAAGGGGTCGATCTCCCTCTTCGGGCGCTGCATGACCGCGAGGTACTCGTAGACGTTGTCCGCGTGCTTGCGCTGGAACACCTTGACGGTGCCGTCGCGGGCGTCCTTCAACACCCGGGTCGCGAGGGTGTGGAGCGCCCCGATCTCGAGGCGCTTCTCGGCGTCGGCCCCGGGGAAGTTGTCCGGATCCCGATCATGAGCGAGGTCGCCGAGGTGGTACGCGAGCGCCCGGCCGCGGGGCGCCGTGTCGAGCCATGTGAAATAGCTCGCCAGGGCTCCTGGTCCGTTCTCGATGGAATCCGTCTGCACCGGATCAGTCCTGCGGGTTGACCACGACCTGCTCGATGAGCCGGGCCATGATGAGGGAACCTTCCGACACGTTCTCCATCGTGCGGCTGAGCGCGGCGACGGCCTCGATGCGGAGCTGGCGCTTGTCGGCGGCGGCGGCCTGAGCGGCCTGGAGGTCGGCGATGAGGCCGAGGGTGCTCGCCACGAGCGACTCGAGGCCGAACAGCTGGGCGTTGCCCGCGGTATCAGTCTCGGCCGCGGCCTCCTCGGCGCAAGCGCAGTCCGGGCCGCAGGGCTCGAAGGCGTCCGACGGCCCGGAACCATCGAGGGTGAAGCCCGGCTCGATATCGATGCCGAGGAGGCTGGCGAGGTGCTTGTCGTAGACGGTCATGATGTGCCTTTGCATTCGTGAATATCTGAGGGGTCGATGGCGCCGGGCTCCCGCCGCCGTCGGCGCGATCAGAAGGGGATGTCGTCGTCGATCTCGTCGGAGTAGGAGGAGGGCTTGCTGCCGCTGCTGCGGCCGCCCGAGGAACCACCGCGGCTGCTGGAGCCACCGTCATCGTCGAAGCCGTCACCACCGCGGCCGCCGGCCTTCTTGTCGCTGTGCAGCTGCACCTCGCCGCCGAACATCGGCACGATGATCTCGTAGGCGACGCGCTCGATACCCTCCTTGTCGTTGTACTTCCGGCTGCGGATCTGGCCCTTTACCAGGACCATGTCGCCCTTGTGGCCGTACTCGGCGATGAACTTCGCCTTGTTCTCGTTCTGCACCGACACGTTGTGCCACTCGGTGCGCTCCTTGCGCTCGCCGGTGGCCTTGTCCTTCCAGGACTCGGAGGTCGCGATGGAGAAGCTGACGACCATGCCGCCATTGGGGAACCTGCGCGTCTCGGGGTCCTTGCCGAGACGGCCACACAGAGTGACTTCCTGGAACGAGATCATGCGGTCTTCCTTTTCACGAATTGGATATCACAGGGTTTTGCATTCACGCAAGCCCCCGGTCAAGAGTTTCCGAGGGCCTGCGGGATCTTAGAACTTCGCGCCCGCCATCGGGTCGGGCTTGCCGGGGATGAAGAGCTGGAGAGCCTCGTCGAAGTCGAGGGTGACGACGCCCTTGCGTCCAGTCCCGGGGAACTTGACCTTCGGGACGATGGCCTGTCGCATGGTCGCGAGCAGATCCGGGGCGTGAACGACGAGGCCGAGTTCAGCCTTGTTGGCGAAGTTGGCGGAGCCGGAGATCGAGTAGAGACCGGGAGCCTCGCCGGGGCTGAGCTTGGTCGGGTGAGCGACGAGGAACGTGAACACCCGGTAGGTCCTGGCGAAGTGCTTCACCTTGCGGATCATGAGGCCGTCATGCTCGGTCTGGGTGACGTTGCCGGGCCGCCGTGACGTGTCCAGCTCGTTCCACGGGTCGATGACCAGCATCTTGGTCCCCCAGCGCAGCACGGCGTCGGCCGCCCGCTGCAGCAGGAACTCGATGTCGATGTCGGAGTCCTCCTCGCCGGCTCTGGAGCTGTAGTCGACGAACGAGAAGTACCGCTCCACGAAGTCGTCGCCAGCCTCGCTCTCCGCACGGGACCATTCCGGCCGGCGCTTGTGCAGGAACGCCGTCTTCAGCGGGTTCTGGAGGTAGGGCTTCACCGGCATCTCGCCGCTGAACAGCGTCACCGGCCAGCGGTAGCGCTTCCCCATCGCGACGGCGATCTGGTTGACCAGCGTGGACTTGCCCGATCCCGGGATCCCTGTGACGACTGCGAAACCGCCCTCGTAGATCCGGAAGTGCTCGTCGAACTCGGGCGAGATCCCGGTCTCGAACGTTTCCGGCAGCTCCTCGTCAGGGTAGTCCGACAGCTTGTAGAGGCCGCGCACCGGCCAAGGCTTCGCCGTCTTGAGCAGCGCACGGACGCGCTCGAGCCCGAAGTGGATCAGGACGTCGTTGAGGTCCTTGCAGGGTCGCAGGACCTTGGGATCCGTCTTCGACGGCACCACCGCCTCCTCGGGCCAGGTCACCATCATGCAGCGCGCCGCCCCGATCCTGCGGACGATCTCCTTGGCCATCCGCTGGCCGGCCTCGTCGTTGTCGGTCGCGATGATGTGGTTGCGCACGAGCCCGAAGATCTCGAACAGCCGAACCAGGAACGAGAACTTGTCGTCCGTCGCCGGGTCGATGTCCTTGGTGTCCTCGGGCACCGGCGGCAGCAGGTTGCCCTTGTGATCCCGGGCCGCGACAGATCCCTCGGGAAGCGAGATCGTGTGGCGGAAGCCCGCCATGAGACCAACGAGGCAGTCGGGCTCACCCTCGACCCAGACGAGATCGGACGCGCCGGTCTCGAGGTCGACCATGCCGTCGCCTTCGAGAACGCAGTCGATGTTGTAGGGCGTCTTGATGCCACCCTTGCGCTGCCAGAGCAACCGATCACCGTTCCTGTTGTAGGCCCGGTATTTGGTGTTCACCTCGACGCCCTTCTCGAAGAATGGAAAGCACATGATGTTCCCGTTCTTGTCGGGCTGGATCTCGAAGACGTCCTCACCGGCGTCGTCCGATCCAACGCGCACTCGCTTGCCGCTGTAGATCCCCATACGGGTCGCCAACTCTACGTCCAGGTGCCGATCTTGCAGTTCCTGGAGATGCCGTGTGCTTAGCATTGTTGCTGTCCGTCCACTTGCAGTGATGGCAGTTCGTTACCCATCCGTCCTGATCGATCAGAACGGAGAGACACTGCGCCCTTTTGTGCTTCCGATACGGTGAGCACATAGGGCACGTCGTGTAGTGATTACCGAATGTGTATTTCCGGAGTCGGATACCCAAACGGTTGAGATCTTCTTGGACGCTCATATCGCGACCCTCGCTCCTCCTGCGCCGAGGCGGTCACCGAACCGGTTGACGCCGGTCTTGGCGGCCGTCTGCGCGGAACCCTTGACGTTGCGCCGGCACCAGGTGCGCCATGTCGCCATCCAGTCGAGCTTGAGACCGCCTGCACCGGGTTGTTGCTTCCACCAATCGGCAAAGGCACCGGCCTCGAACTCAGCCTGACCCTGGGTCAGCCCGATCTTCAGCGCTTCCCGAAGCTCGTCAGGTCCCAGCGTCCAGTCCTCCGGGATCCTGGTCCCACGATTGCCGCGGGGGTGGGGACCGGCAACGCCGGGACCGGTCGGCTCTGCATCGCCGAACATCTCTCCCTTTCCTTCTGAGGGTTCATATGAGGGTTCATATGAGGGTTTGGCGGCATGTGGTGCCGCTGGCTCCTGTCGTGAGATGCCGCTGGCTCCGGCACCAGCTGCCGCTGGCTCGGCACCACATGCCGCTGGCTCGGCACCAGGTGCCGCTGGACCTGGCACCACATGCCGCTGGCTCCCCGGTCCCGGCGTCCGGTTCGGGAGCAGTTTGATCCGGTCGCTCATGTAGACCTGGCGCGTCGGATCCGAGCGCGTGGAGCGCACGATGTAGTTCAGCTCCTCGAGGTCAGCGAGCGCCTTCCGGACGGTGCGCTCGGCCAGCTCGGTGTCGTCGGAAATGCGCTTTTGCGACGGCCAGCAGCATCCCTGCTCATCGGCATAGTCGGCGATGGCGACCAGAACCGCCTTCAGCGTCGGGCTGCCGGTCTTCTGCTTCTTGGCCCAGGCGATGGCGGCGTTGCTCATGCGAGCGCTCCCTTGTGGTGACCCGCGGTGATCGAGACATCTCCGGACCTGTGGTTGAGATGAGACTGCAAATTGAACTCACGGTTCATCCGGTCCTCCACGAACCATGGGCGCCGTCGCAGATATGCGATCCGCTGCACGAGGCCCCTGATGGGGCGCGGCCGGGCCGACGATATGGATTTGCATTCGTGAAAAAGTCAAGGTATGACGACGCCTCTTCGAACCCTGCGGAGGCGCGCCATGAGTCGGACCATCAAGATCGCCGGTCTCGACATGACCATGTCGAACCTCGGGGCCGCAAGGTTCCTGTATGACATCGACACCGGCGCCGTCACGCTCGACGATGCCTTCCTGATCACCACGGAGCGGAACGACCGCAAGCTGGTGCGGGCGAACTCCGACGACCTCCGCCGGTCGCAGGAGATCAAGGCCGGTGTGGACCGCATCTCCGCGGGCTGCGCATTCATCTGCGCCGAGGTGCCGTCGGGATCGCAGAGTGCCGGTGCGGCAAAATCGTTCGGCGTCGCGCTCGGGATCCTTGCATCGCTCCCGTCCGAGAAGCTGATCCAGGTCATGCCGACTGAGACCAAGCTCGCCAGCGTCGGAGGCAAGACGGCGAAGAAGCCGGAGATCATCGCCTGGGCGGCTGCGAGCTATCCACAGGCTCCTTGGCTCACCTACGAGAAGCGCACGAAGAACCATGCCGCCGGTGATCTCCACGAGGACAACGAGCACATGGCGGATGCATGTGCGGTGATTCACGCGGGACTGCGCACAGACGAATTCAAGCGGGCGATTTCGATCCTGAAGCGCGATCAGTGATTTACACTGCGTGGATGGCCGTAAAATTCCTGTAAGTAATTCCCGAAAAGCAAGTCTTGGGGTCGCCCACTCGGCGATACTACTTCAGGTCTGATCTTCTGACCCCCGTTCGTCTCGCAGTCACGCGCGACATACAGGCGCTCCTCTTCGATCATGGCAAAATGATTTCCGATAAGTCATTTTTTATCTATCTTTCTTTCAGTGTTATTTTCATTAACAATCAAATGAAACCAAGTGGTTCGGATAGCAATTAGTGCAAAAAGGACGTAGGATCTGTTTGCATCTGCGCTTCGTTGCAGATATCGTCCGAATCGGTCGAGGCATCGAGAATGCAGCGGCGGCCGGCCAGCGGCTAGGGTGTCGATAACATTCGAGCCTTTCTGTCATAAGCAGAACCTTAAAAGGTTTGCTGATCGTATGGGAGTGGCATCGTTTGCATTCACGCGGTAGTGCGGGTTGCAAACAGGGCTTGCAGAAGCAGGCTTGGTCATAGAGGGGTGATATGCATGGTGGAAGTGAATGTAGATAAAGAGCGAGTTCGAGAACTCATTAAGGCTTGGTTAGAACAAATTATTGCGCGTACTGGTTGGACTACCACGCATCTTGCGAACAAAGCCAATATCGCGCCATCGACGCTGCTGCGGCTGTTCAGCGACAAAAATCACACGTTCGTTCCCTCGTTCTCCACGCTGACCAAAGTCTCGAACGCGTCCGGGTATCGGATCGATGACTCGATCTTGAACTCGTTCGGCGTCAACGAGCGCGGCATCGATGTCGGCATGCCGGTCGCCGCCCGCTCCCAGGCTCTGGCTGCCGCGATGGCCGCGCGAGGGGGCGACAAGGACGATGCGAAGAGTACCAGCAGGTCTGGCGATATCGACGTCGGTGACGCCAAACCTGCAATCTACAACAAGGGAAAATCGCCGGACCGCATCCGGGTCCGCTTCGTGTCCGGTCTGCCGAAATCGATCCAGCCGATGACGCGCTCCGAGGTCTATGTGGACCGGCCGGCACGCTACGCCATGGACGACACCGCCTTCGCCTTCTACCTCCCCGACAGCGTGTTCGGACCGCTGCTGCCCAGCGGGTCCCTGCTGTTCGCATCGAAAGCCCGTGATCCCCAGGCCGGGGACGTCCTGCTGCTGACTCGCACTGATGGACGCTCTATGGTCAGGGTCGTCACAGCGGTCAACGAGGCTGGCGTCACGGTCGTGAATGGGGACGAGTCCGTCACCGTCCCATTCGAGGAGATCGAGGACTTCGGCGTCGTGTCGGTCATGGAGAGGATTTAATGGCATCACTGCCGAAGGACCGGGCGACCACAATCCCCGTCCGGAGCTTCGCTGTCAGGATGATGCCGGGGGCGGTCGAGGTCGCTCCTGCTCCATGCCCGCGGCCGGACTTCCTGGCCGGGGACGACACCGCTTTCGCGTTCTTCATGCACGACGCCAGCCTGGCCCCGGTCCTGAAAGTCGGGACCGTGATGTACTGCTCCAAGCTCCGGGATCCGGCAGCGGGGGACATCGTCGTCCTGGTCACCAAGAAGGGCCCCGCCGCGGTCGGGGTCATGACGGACGCCAGTGAGGATGGCTACGAGCTGGTGACGACACACCAGCACAAGGACGGGTCCTGGCGCACCGCCAAGGACCTCTTCCCGTTCGAGGATCTCACCGAAGTCGCCGTGGTCGTTGCGACCCGGCGCTCGGTGATCTGAGCCGACGTCGCCGATGTTGCGCCGGACCGTCATGGTCATAGCCTGCTTGCTCCTTCAGGAGCAGGGAGCGTCGGCCTATTATCTGAACGGGGCCGGCTTCAGCAGATTTTGCACGCCCGAGGGACTGCCGTCAGCGTCGAACTACGTGATGGGTGTGGTCGACATGCTGGAGTTTGCCCGCAAGGTAACCCTCGACACCAAGAGCCCGCCTGCGAACAACGTCTGCGTACCCGTCGGAGTCGGCGCCGACACGCTGGTCGATCTCACCTGTGCCTATATCCGCAGCGATCCCAGTATGTCGTCGGCATGGGGAGCGACTGCAGTGACGTTCGCCCTGCAGTCCCGATACCCGTGTCAACGGTAGTATCCTGGGAGCAGCATGGCAAAACGCCTCTTCAGCCAAGCACCTAGCTTAATCCACCACTCGAGTGGATTCTCGTCCTGCAATTCGCCACGAAGCTGATTGAAGCCAAACTCCCGGGGGAATACTGTGTTGACCTTTCCATAAAGATCAACACCTTCGTCATAAAAAGCTTTGATCTTCGTTTCAATGTCTTGCGCTGAAATATTATGTAAGTTTTCTGCATTCTTAAAGTTTCGGTCGATGAAATCGTTGTACCGTCTACTCAAATCTACAACGGATCTGATGACTTCTACGACGTTGTCAGGACAGAGAAATATGGCGTCCTGCAGTAGCGAGACACCTTGAAGATGCCGGTATGGCGTAAGCTCCGGATCTGGACCTATAACGACCTCAAGAATCTCTTTGCACGATTGGAAGAGCTTGTACCTCTTGTCGAACAGATCGATTTTGACTTTCTCGTAAGCGATGTTCCGCTGGGATTTTGCGATGCTGGCCTGAATGGATCCGAACGTGAAGGCCACACCTGCCGCAACGGTCGCGGCAAAGACGGTCGCGAATGGACCTATCCAGATCGATATCCCGTCACTCATGGTGCCCCTCCAGGACGTCGCCTAACGTCCAAGGCACAAGGGAGGAAAAATCCACCCTTGTCTCCCTATCGAGGCGCGCTCATCTGAGTTTTCCGCTTTCGAAAAAGCAGATGGAGTGCGTGAGCACCTCAGGCAGCGCGACTCTCGATCTCGGCGAACGGTGTGGGATCGATGATATCGACCTCACCTTCGATCTCGGCCCATACCGTGGCACCGCAGGGGAGGGCGCCTGCCGTCCTCGGATCGACGAAGGTCACCTCACCCCTGACCACGACGCTTTGCCCGTAGGTGACCTCGCCACGGCGTCCCCGACGCACGCTGTAGACCGGCCGGTGGCCGCCATCGCGCTTGTTGGCGGCGAGAAGATGCCGGTTGATGTGCAGGATCGCGGGTGTCTTAGCCATTCACGATCTCCAGGGTGTTGGTCTCGACCTCGATGTGCGGGCCGCCTTCGCTGTCGCTGAGGCGCACCTCGGCCAGGATCCTGTGGCCGTCGTTGGCGCCCGTCTTGCCAAAGGCGATCACGAGGCCGGTTCCCTCGAATGCGCCGGTGATCGAGCGCACGCGAGTCTCGTAGATGTGGAAGGCCGCCTCGATACGGAGCGCCTCGCCCTCCGGGGTGCCAGCGGGCTGCAGCACGCTCGGTTGCGCCGTCTCGAAGGTGAGCTGTAGTGGAGACAGGTCTCCCGTGAAGGCTGCCTTGGCTTCGATCACCTCGGCCAAGGTCTGACCAGCCGCGAGCGCACCTTTGAGGTCATCGAGGCAAATGACGACGTCGCCAGAGGCATCGGCATCGGTCGACACCTCATCCGCCATGCCAGGCTTCCAGAAGGCGGCGCCATGGTCGTAATCGCCGCCGGCGTCCCAGCTACGCTGGTACGGGAGGCTGTGCTCGACGCAAAACGCCATGGTGAGGCTGGGATTGCCCCAGGAGGCTTCTCCGTTGAAGCTCATGGGTTCGAAACGACCCGACAGCGCCTCGTTCAGCCTGCCATCGAACTCTGCCCGCCAGTCGTTGCCTCCGCCATGGAGATCGTCTCGCAGGCAGTCGATCAGGTCCTTGAGATACCGAGCCGGCAGCAGGCCGCCGATCTCGATGCGTGCCCAGGATTGTTCCATGGTTGGTCTCCTCGTTGCATTCGTGCAAAGGCCTGGTCAGCCCGAAAGGCCTTGGGCTTCGATCCAGGCATCGAGCTTGTCCATCGTCTCTTGCAGAGAGGTGGAGTGGTCGGCGACGACCTCGTCGGGCGCGTTGCCGTAGACCAGCTGGACCACGGCGCTGCGTCGCAGGATCGGCCCGGTGACGATGAGCGTGTCTTCGTCCGTGGTCCGCAGCGCCGCGACGATCTCGTCAGGATCTCGGGAGCGCTTGACGGTGGTCTCGCCGCCGTCATTGACGCTGACGTCGTAGCCGTCTGCGATGAGCAGCTCGACCAGCTTGGTGTAGATCTTTTTCTCGTTCTCTCGGTCGTTCATGATGGCTCCTGCTGGGGTCATTTCCGGGGGTGGAGGTAGGCGGGGCGGTTCTTCGCCCACTGCTTCTGCAGGGCGGTGATCGCATCGGCCCGGCTGAGCGGCTCCGATGCGGTCTCGAACTTGCCCGTCTTCGGGTCCTTGGCGATGACCACGAACCACTTCGTCGTCGGCTGTGCTGGCTGTGTCTGTTTCACGCGTCCTCCTTCGCATCCTTGTCGACGGCCGCGGCCTCGGCCTCTCTTCGGGCCCGCGCCTTCGCACGCCACGCCACGGCCTTGGCGTAGTCGGCAGCGGCGATCGCAGCGGCCTCGGGGGTGACGATGCCGTCGGGTTCCCCTTTCAGGTTGAACCTCGGGGCGCCGGCCTTGAGGGCGCCGAGGTAGGTCGGGCCCCGGGCGTAGTCGCTCAGGGCGCCGTTGATGGCGCGCCAGCTCAGTTCCGGCAGCGCGACCTTGATATCGAAGCCGATGCCGACCTTGAGGGGCAGTTTCGGCTCCTTGAAGCCGCGGAACGTGTCGGGGAAGATCTGCCGTAGCAGGATCCTGACCTCGACGACGCGATCGTAGCTGATGCGTTTCTTGCTCATGCCGGCCTCCTCAATAGCCGCGGCGGGCGATGATCCTGATGCCGGCGACGACGCCGGCGTTGACCAGGAACAGGGTGATGGCTTCCCGGGTCGGGACCAGCGTGATCGCGTGGACCAGGATGGAGACCCCGACGAGGGCCCACGACGCCTTGTGGGCGATCTTGCTCATGCTGCGCTCCTGATGAAGTTCGAGGCTCCAGTCCCATGGACCTCGATGGTGATGTCGGCCTTCGCCTTGGTCCGGGTCCCACCGCAGAGCATGCATTGGGCGCACTGGACCTGGCTGCCGAGTTCCTTCGAGGCGGGGCAGCGGCCCTCACCTGCGAAGAGCGGATCGCCTGGCCGGCGGACGCGATAGGTCCGGAAGCCGAGCGCCTTCGCCTCGTCACGCTCCTCTGGGGTGTCGACCGACGCCATGCAGAAGCTGCTGAGAGTCGGGTAGCGGCGCCACAGGTGCGTGTAGGCGGTGAGGTCTCCGACGCGGTCGAGGACGACATCCCAGATCGTCTCAGGGACCGCGGCGGGGTCGCCGTAGGCGCCGATCCGCATCATGCGGCCGGCCAGGGCGCGGCGGGCCACCTGCGGGCTCGCCTCGGTGTAGAAGCCCCGCTCCAGGGCGTCGTAGACCATGGAGGGACCGTGGAGCAGGGTGACGTAGCAGGAGCGGCCGATGCTGCGCCGCTTCCCGTCGGACCCCACCTCCACGGCGCCGCGATGGACACAGTCGCCGCAGATGCTGGCGTCGTCGCCGCGATGCACGGCGACGCTGGGATGGACGTCGGATCGGATGATGTAGACCTGCACCAGCGGGCCGGTCTTGGCGTTCGAGGACGGCTTGATGAGCCCGGTCGCCACGGCCGCGATCGGGGCGCCGTCGATGGTGGAGGGACCCCGGTAAAGGATGATCCCTTGGGGTGCTTTGTTCATGTGCATCCTGATGGTTCAGGTTTGCACGGCAGAGGATCCGCCGTGCATTCGTGAAAAGGTCAGGCCGCGGCAAGAACCTTGGTCGCCGCAGCACTGATGATCTCGCCCTGCTTCTTGGCGACAGGCATCGAGAGGTCGATCAGTTCGGACTTCGCCCGGGTTGCAGCCACGTACTGAAGGTTGCGCTCTCCGATCTGCTCCCAGGGCTGTTTCGCGTACTGGGACGGGCAGGTGCCGGCGCGGTCGAGCCAGTAGACACGCTCGAACTCCCGGCCCTTCGATTTGTGGATCGTCGACAGCGTCAGGATGCCGGAGACGTCGTCACCGAAGAGCCGGTCGATGTAGGCGACGACGTCGATGACGTTGTGCCGGCCCTCCTCCTTGCAGGACGCCATGATGACCTCGAGAGTATCGACCTGGTCGTTGACCTGCTGGATCCGGCTCTCCTTCTTCTTCGCCTTGGCCTTGGCGACCTCGCGCTCCCGGTACCATTCGAGCTTCTCGTGGAGCGCGTTGATGGTCTTGATCGCGTTCCACTTCGTGGCGAGCTTCTTGAGACCGTCGCCGATCTCGCGGCCCTCGATCTTGCAGGGCACCTTGGCGCGGATCAGCGCGAAGGCGACCGACACCAGGGGCTTCGTGTTGCGGCACAGGATGGCGCTGTCCCCGTTGAGGTCGGGCCGCTTCACGAAGTCCTCGAAGGTCGAGGACGAGATGACACCCTCGGGCGCCGACGGGTGGGCGTGGTAGTCCGGGCACCAGGTCTGGGCGAACTTCACCACCGCCTTCGGACACCGGTAGGTGACCGTCAGCGGCATGACCTCGGCGTTGAACTCCCGGCGGATCAGCTCCAGGGAGTCGGAGTCGGCGCCGGCGAAGCCGTAGATGGCCTGGTAGTCGTCGCCGACCGCGATGACGCGGCCGTTCGGCTTCAGCAGCGCCTTCACGAGCAGGCGGCGCACCGTGTTGGTGTCCTGGGCCTCGTCGACGAACACGTTGTCGTAGCGCCAGAACCGGACCCGGTGGATCAGCGGCAGGTAGACCATGTCGTCGAAATCGATGAAGTCGGTCTGCGCGTTGTTAACCTGAAGCGCCTGGGCCGCGGCCGACACGATGTTGTCGCGCTGCTTCTCGGCGCCCTCGTCGTCGAGGAGGTCGAAGTGGTCGATGATCCCCATCCAGGCGGCGACGTCGTCGAGGTGGGTGATGAGCCCGATGCCGGTCTGTTTCCCGAGCGACACCAGCTGGGTCACCGTGGACGAGAAGGGCTGCACCTCGACCGGGACCCGACCCATGATGACGAGCTGCGCCAGGATGTCGGACACCTTGCGGCGGTCGCTGTCGATCTCGACCGTTGGGAACGTCTTCCGGTAGGCCTTGAGCCCGGCCGAATGCATCGTGGCCGCCGTGGCCTTGTTCCACGGGATGTTCTTCGCCCGGAGCTTCTCCTGCAGCTCGACCGCGATCGCCTTGTTGAAGGCGAGGAGCAGGGACTCACCCCGCATGCCGCCGGCGGCGCCGAGGATCGTGGTCGATTTGCCGGTGCCGGCCCGAGCCTTGAGCACGATGGAGCCCCGACCCGTGAAGGCGGTTTGCAGGAACGCATTCTGCTGCGGAGACCAGTCCATCGTCGTTTCCCTTCTTGCTTTCATGCGCAACACCGGACGCGGCGGCGCGCTGCTCTGACTTCGTGATGCGGTGGGCGATCGCCGAATGGGACCGCTTGAAGAGGATGCCGATCGTCTTCAGATCGATGGGAGAGTTGCGGTGCAGCTCGATGCAGAGCCGCGTCAGCAGGGCCTGTTCCCGGGCCGGCAGTGCCCGTGGCAGCAGGTCGGCGTAGGTGGTGCCGTGCTCTTCGCAGAACCAGATGCACCGATTGACCACGAGGTTGCGCCAGCCCTTGGGGCGGACGCCGTCGCGGTCGCTGTCCGGGATGCGGTCGAGCCGATCCATCATGGCCTCGACCTCCCGGTACCGCCGGCGGCGTGCCGCCAACGGGGTCAGGACGGGAGCGCCGCCGCTCCGTCGTGCAGGGGTGATCGGTGCCAACATCGACATCCCTGCATCATAGGCGCCTTTGCATTCGGATCAACACTCGTTTTGCATTTATGCGCAGAGCAGCTCCTGCTGCGGCGCCACGACCTCCTTGATGGACGTGTTGGCGACGAAGCCGAAGAAGCCGTCCTCGGTCTCGAGGTAGACCCGCCGTTCGGTATCGTGATCGTCGACGCCCACCACGGTGTAGAGCCCGTCGGGGCAGTCCTCGTCACCCTCGACCCGAACCGTATCGTCGACGCGGGCCAAGAGAGAGACAGCCAGTTCTGGATGCTGCCTGAGGCGGTAGGTCCAGGAGTGCGGCAGCCGCATCCCGTCACGGAAGAGGCGATTGGCCACGACCTCCATGCGGCCGCCACCGAGTCTCTTGACCTCGGACCAGGGGTCGAGCCGAGCGATGAGCGCCTCCTCGTCCTCGCAGCCGTTGTTCAGCATGTCGAGGATGGCATCGAAGGCGAGATCGTCGTCGTTCACGGTCCACACCGCGCCCCGGGCGAAGAACGTGATGTTGGTGTCAGTGATGATCCTGGGGATCATTCGCGTTCTCCATGAGATCGAAGAGGTTGTCGAGGGCCCGGAGCCGCAGGCGCACCGACACCGAGTCGCTGTAGTTGTGGTGTTTCAGGATCAGGAGCAGCAGCGGGTGCGCCTCCGCGATGTCGGACACAGCCGCTTCGATCTGCCGGGTGGAGCTGTCCACGGTCGGCCGGGTGATCGAGACGCCGAGGCTGGCAAGGGCATCGGCGGCGCGGTCGCTGATGGTTTTGTCGGTGGCACCCTGTGACACCGAGCGCAGCGCTGTGATCGCCGTGATGGCGTCGCGGACCGCCTGCGGTGCCCGGCCGAGTTCGTCGCGGAAGGTGAACAGCGACTGCGCCTGCGCCGACAGGCTATCGAACTTCGGCCGCGAACTGTAGGCCGGCTGGTTGGGGTCGATCTTGCTCTTGAACCCCTCGACCAGGGTGTCCTTCAGCCAGGTCCATTCCCCGATCGCCGGGAGGTCCAACGAGTTCCTGACCACCAGCACCTGGGTGCCGTCGGCGATGACGCCCCACTTCACTGCCTGACTGAGAAGGGACTCGAGCGTGTAGGCGCCGATCTCGGAGCCGAACGGGTTCAGCTTCCAGTACCGGTTGCGGCCACGGCCGCCGGCGAGCTGGATCACGAAGCCGCCGAGGCCGAGATCGATGTCCTTCTCGACCAGCTCAAGCCTGGTGTGCTGGCCGTGCAGCACCACAACCTGCTTCTTTCGGATCGTCGAGGTACGATCGATGACCCTCTTCGGCAGCTTGAACTCCTCGAGCACGATGTGGTCCGGATTGCCCATGGCGGCGAGAACATCCGCCTTCGCGGCCTTCGGGGCCCGCACCCACAGCACCTTCTTGCCTTGCAGCCCGGCCCGCAGCATGCGGGGGAGCGACTGGCTCGACGAATGCTGGATCACCACGGTGGCGCCGATCGCCTCGGTCGTCGAGATCTGGCGCTCGTCCTTGAGTCGGGTGAAGATCGTCCAACCCTCCTCGAGCATCATCTTCTTGGCGCCCAGCACCAGGGTTTCCACGACACCCCGGCCGCGCCAACCCACCTGGCCGCGCAGCGCGCCGATGACGTTCAACGCGAGGCCAGCGGTGGTCTTGTTGAAGTCGCGGCAGGCCTCGAAATAGGTCGGTGCGGAGTCGACCGCGGCCTGCGCGGTGCTGATCAGCGTCGCCCGGTGCTTCTCGACCAGCGCCTGCAGCGTCGCCTTGGTCCGGTTGTCGTAGGACAGCGCCTCGCGGCTTAGGGTGACCGACAGGGAACCGATTGGGGCGTCGATGACGGTGCAGTCCGAGCTGTCGATCAAGCACCGGTCCGAGGCGTCGAGGGCGTTGATATCGAACGGGTACATGACGCAACCCATGCGGACCTGGGGGCCATAGAAGGGCACCGAGTGCGACGCGAACTGCGTCCAGCCCTCACCACGCCGCAGCACCTCGGGCTCCTCGTAGTCGGCCGCCGGGAAGATCCGGGGGCGCGGCTCGAACGACCACAGGATCTCCTTCGCCTTGAGGCCGAACTGAAAGATGTCGCTGCGATGCACCGCGAAGCCGATCTCGAAACCATCGGGCTCCGTCGTCGGCACCGTCGGGAACTGACGGGGTACCGGCATGCCGTCGGCGCCCATGGAGACGACATAGGTGCGCTTCTCGCCGCCCTGGTAGGACGACAGCATGTAGGTGCCGGATCGGCCTTCCTGGAGCAGGTAGGCGAAGGGCGACTTCATGCCGGCGCCCCAGCCGCCGACCGCGTTCTCGTCGGCAGCCTTGCTGGTCGAGAACATGTTGAAGGCGTATTCCACGACCTGGTCGTGGCTCATGCCGGGACCGCGGTCACGGACGCGGAACTCGGGCTTCATCGTCGTCGGGAGGTAGACGTCGAAGTCGCCCCGGGCGACGTCCCAGGCATTAGTGCAGAGTTCCCGCAGCGGGTAGCCGATCTTGTCCTTCGCCAGACCAGACATGGTGGCGAAGAACGAGATGGCATTCACCTTCATGCCGAAGGATAGGTTCTCCATCCCGACGGCGTCGTTGGTGCGGGTCTTGAGCGAAAGGGCCTGCATGCTTGATCTCCTGAATGATGATGGGGTGACGCGGCTCAGGCCGCGTCTTTAATGTCGCCGTCGTCCTCGTCCTCGTCCTCGAAGACGACGTCCTCCATGCCGGGCCCGAGCACCGGAGTAGGGGCCGGCAGCAGCTCTTCCCGAGGTTCCGTGCTGCGATGGCGCTTTCGGCGCGGCCGCTTCTTGGTTTCCGCCTTCGCCTGCGCCTGGATCGAGGCACGGAGCCGCGCCGCTCGAGCCTCGCGGACCTCGTGCAACGCGTCCTTCAGGGTCTGGGCGTCGACGCCCCAGGACTCGAGCATCTCGGCGACGTCGTTGGTGTGATTCCAGACCAGCGACTTCACCGTGTCCGGCTTCTTGCTCTGGATGTACCGCTTGTCGACGGGATCCCAGGTGTAGTCGTTGCCGCCGAAGCTGCCGAAGCTGCCGTAGTTGCCCCAACCCGAGCTGCCGTAGTCGTCATCATCGTTGACCGCGAGGTCGCGCTCGATCACCAGGGCATCGACATCGAAACAGACCATCTGGTCGCGCAGGGCGATGAGATGGAGGTAGTCGAGGCGCTCTGTCGATCGGTGCTCGTCGTAGTAGCCAACAGAGATGTTGGTGCATTCCGGCACCAGCTTGCGGTAGCTCATGGTGTCGGTGCTGGTGCCACCGTCGTCGGCCTTGTAGTCCATGAGCTGCTTCGCCATGGATGCCGCGAAGGCGTCCGAGCAGGTCCGGCCATCCGTCATGTGGGTGATGATGTTGCCGGTGCCGCGGCGATCGAAGGCGACCGCGGCCTGGATGCCGTCGAGGAAGTGCGGCGTCACCTTCGCCAGGGCACGGGATCCCTTGCAACCCCTCTCCTCGCCGTAGTGGAACACATAGAGACCGGGGACCTGGGCCTTGATCATGCCGAGCATCACGAAGATACCGGCGGCGTCATCGGCGCCGAGGCAGTTCGACGTCGACTGCTTGTGGAGCCGGATGTAGCGGCCGTCGAAGTGGACCTTCTGGCGTCCCTCGACAGCATGAACGGAGTCGGTATGGGCCGACCACAGCACCACGGGGTTCACGGGGCCGACGACCTTGAACAGGTTGCCGTGTTCGTCCTTCTCGACGCCGATCGGAAGGAGGAAGCGCTTGATGAAGTCGCCCTCCGACGCCGACCCCATAGGGCGACGATAGGACAGCATGTCGGTGATGAGCTGGAGGTCTTCGATCATCAGGCTGCTTCCCTCTGCTCTTCGTCGCTGTTGGTCCCGGCGTCTTCGTCCGACTCCTCGTCGGGCTCGCAGCCGGCCTTGAACACCGCGGTTTGGAGGCCGCGGATTGCATCCGTTTCCATCCAGCCGCGGACGTATTCGTGAACGACCCGAAGGAACTTTCCGTCATCGATGACGGACCGGCATCCAGAGCCGGCTTCGTGGCCACGATCGAAGTAGGGGCAGACGAACGCCCACTCCTCCTCGTCGTAGTTGTATTGCGGGACGCGCTTCAGTCGGGCGCCGTCCCAGTCCTTGCCGAAGCCTTTGACGTAACCCTCGTCCTCCAGGGCGTTCAGGAGCCGGCCGGAAGCGTCGCCGTAGATGCGAGAGAAGATCCGCTTCTCCGGCCAGATCAGGGCGCGCTCGGTGACGGCGTCACCATCCTCGTTGACCCTGTAGGCGACGGCGAGATCACCGGCGGCGTAGACACGAACCGGATGGATGTTGGAGTGGAAATCACCGTTCTTGTGGCGGTGCTGATAGGCCGTCGTCATGCAGGAGTCGGGGCCGTTTTCGTAAACCCACTCGATGGTGTCCTCGTCGTCGGCGATCTTGAAGCCGTGGCCCATGGGATCGAGCAGGGCGGCCAAGGCGCGGCGGCGCTCGTCGGGGACGTCGGGGTAGAACTGCTGGATGTAGCGACCCGGGCGCAGCTCGGTGACGCGGCCGATGGCGCCGTGAACCTCGTTGGCGATGTAGGCGATGAGGTCCTTCCGGGACTTCGACCGGTGAGCGAAGTGATCCGGGATCGGTGCGAGGTCCCAGCCGTCCGGGAGCGGCTCCAGCTTGCCCGCCACCTCCGCCGCGATGGCCCGCCAGTCACCGACCTGGGCGATACGGCGGGGCTGGACCCGATTAACGCGGTGGGTGGTGAGGTCCTTGGCGACCCGCCCGGCCTCGACGCCGGTGTCATAGGGCCCGTAATCGGGCAGGGGGACATCGCGGAACGTCGGGGCGCCATCCGGCTTGGTGCCGTCCTGAACCAGTTCGACGAGATAAAACATGCATCGTCTCCGTGTTGCATTTGTGAAAAGGGCCGGGCGCGGCGAGGCGCCCGGCGGTTCAGGTCTCAGTAGGACGCGATGTCCCGGAGCTTGGAGTTCAGGGCCCAGTAGCTGCGGTCGTGGCCGGGCTTGACGGAGTCGCTCTCGATGAAGAGCGAGCGCTTGCCCTCGTCATCCTCGCGGATCTTGCGGACGGTGCCGGGACCACGGCGGACGTGCCGCACCCGGAGGCGCAGCGAGGTCGGCAGCGTGATGACCCCGCTCTCGACCTTGGTCGGGGTGACCTCGAGCGGCTCGTCGTCGTTCTCCTCGTCGGCGACGACCGGCTCCACGTAGTTGAGGAGGAAGCCGTTCACCTCGGCGGTGTCACCGAAGCTGTTGACGGCGATGAACTCCTCGGAGCCCGACTCACCGAAGGCGATGAGGTTGGGGTAGGCCTCGATGCCGGACGCCATCATGAAGCGGGCCGGCTCGTCGTCGATCGTCACCAGACGGTCGGCGAAGTTGATGGCGACGCGCTCCTCCGACGGACCCTGCGGCAGGGCGTCGGCGGCGTGAGAGAACTTGTTGTAGCCGGTGGCGGTGGTGTCCATGGTGGCTCTCCTCAGGGCGCACCCCCTCGTTCACCCCCGGGTGGGTTGGTGCGCCGATCTGTGATGCGGGGGTGAAGGTCTTTGCGTTTGCGCATTGTGCATTCGTGAAGAACGCCGCGCAAGCGCTATCTGGTGCGTCAGCCGGCCTCAGAAGGCCGTACAGCCGCCTCCGCTCGCTCCGAAGCCGGATGAGCAGGTGGCACCCGGAGGCCGCTCCACGGCCGGCTTTGCATCACCGTAGCCGACGCAATAGCCGTCCCCGGACGCATGATAGCCGCTGGGACAGCTGCCCGACCCCTTGTTGATGACGGGCCCGGCGTTGGGGTAGGGGACGCAGTAGCTGCCGTCGCCGTGGTAGCGGTCCGGGCAGGTGCCGTGCTTCAGGATGGGCTGCGCCGCCGCTGCCGTCGACAGCAGCAGCGCGCCAAGGATCAGGGCCCGCATCAAGCCGCCTCCGCCATATCGGCCGCCGGGGCGCGCCCCTGCAGCAGCTCCAGGAAGTCGAAAGCCTGGCTCGCCTTCGACGCCGCGGTGAACACCGCCTTGCGGTCACCCTTCAGCACCTTCAGCCAGGAGCTGAGATACTGGGCGTGGTCGGGGCGCGGTTCAACCGAGATGCCGAGATCGGAGCACAGGAACGCGGCGCCGATCTCGGCCACCAGCTCCTCCATGGCGTAGGCGTCGGTGCCGAAGCGGCCGCTGAGGTCGCGGTTGACGCGGCTCTTCGCCCCCGTCCAATGCACCAGCTCGTGGAGCAGGGTGGAATAGTAGGACTCGCTCGCCGAGGACGTCTCCGAGCCGGTGAACAGCGACATCATGGGCATCTGGATCCGGTCCGCCGACGGCGTATAAAAGGCCCGGGACCCGGCGGTGACGACCTCGGCCCCGGTCTTGGCGACGAAGAGGTCTGCTGCCGCGATCGCTTCGGCACCACCGGTCGGAAGCCGTGTCACCGCCGGTGCCTCGTATCCGTCGACCTGCTCGGCGGTGAACACCGGCGTCGCCCGCGCCATCGGGACGGTACGGTCGTCCTGCCCTTCGGCGGTGAACGTCAGAGGCTTGAAGAACACGCTGAGCGCCGACTTCTCGCCCTTGCGGACCTGGGCGCCCTTGGCCTCCCATTGCCGGTAGGTGCCCCAGACGTTGGAGCTGTAGCCCTTGTCGGTCGCCTCGACCCATAGCGCGATGACATTGATGCCGCGGTAGAAGTTGCCCGTGGACACGTTCATCGGCCGGATGGCGCCGCCGGGCTGCGCCCAGGGCATCCGCCATTTCCCGGCGCCGGCTTCCATGGCGGCCACCAGCTTGTCGGTGATCGCCTGGTGGATGTCGACCTTGGTCTTGTCTTTCATGACGTGCTCTCCTGTGGGTTGTGGAAACTGGCGATAGGATCTCAGGAGGGGGCGCCCTCCTTTGGTTTGCCGAAGCGAGCCTTGAAGAGGTCGGTGACGATCTCGCGGATCACGCGATCGACGGCGACGCCCTTGAGCCGGGTGCCGATGTGATCGGAAATCGCCTTGCGCAGCTGGCTTTGAACCAGCGTCTTCATCGCGGCGCCGATCTGGTCCTCGACCGCCTTCCCGGCGGCGGCCTGGATCGTGGCTCGCATCTCCGCGCTGCTCAGCGCGGTGTCGATGCGATGGCGCACCATCCAGACGATCTGCTTGTCGAGTTCGGCGTCCGGGATGACCTCGAGAGTGAGCCTCATTTCTTCTTCCTCCAGGGTGCGTCACGCTGCCAGTCGCCGGCCATGATGGAGCCGTAGGGGTCGATGGTGTCGACCACCTCGGCGAGGCCGTACTTCTCGATCTGGACCCGGACGGCTGAGGCCGACTTGTAGGCCGACGGCAGCTCGCTCAGGTCCGGGATGCCGCAGTAGGACCGGATGTCGAGGCCGGCCGACTGCAGCTCGCCCAGCTCCTCGCCGAGGTCGCCGTGCTTCATGTGCTGCGTCCGGCTCATGTTGCGGCCGGCGCCGTGCGGGGCGAAGCCGAGCGACTCCTTCTTGTCCCGGTGCTCCACCAACAGGATCGGCTCCGCCATGTTGAGCGGGATCAGGGCGCCACCGCTGTCGTCGTCGGCGAAGCCGGACCAGCTGGGGGTCGCACCCTTGCCGTGGTAGAACAGCCCGTCCGACTTCTGGAACACGAAGTTGTGCTCGTTCCAGAACCGACCCTCGACGGCGTTGCCGATCGTATGTGCCGCGAGGTCGTGGATGGCGAAGTGGTTCGCCTTGGTCCAGGCCCGAACGATCTGCAGCGCCGCCCAGTAGGCTTCGCCGTCGGCGCTCGATGCTTTGAGCCAGCTGTTGTGGGCCGGCACCTTCGGGGCGTGGATCGCGGTGTGCCGCTTCGCGTCCGCCATGCCGCGTTTGTAGAGCTGGGCGCCGAACCCGCGGGATCCGTGATGGGTCACCAGGGCGAGTTCGCCCGTCGAGTTCATGTGGCCGACGTAGGCGAAGTGGTTGCCGTCGCCCTGGCTGGCGAAGTGGCCGACCGCGAAGTTCTGCAGACCGTCGAGGTACCGGTTGCCGGCGATCGCCGCCATGATGTCGGCCGGCGGCTGGATGATGCGGTCACGGCCGCCGGGGCCGAAGTGGGTCACCGCCTGCACCGCATCGAGCAGCTGCTTCGGGTCGCTCTTGCGCCTGAAGACCGAGATCGCGACGGAGCAGCAGATGTCGGCGGAGTGGAAGCCGGGGTGGATGGCGTCGGCACAGGCGACGGCGCCGCCGACCGGGATGGTGCCGGCCTGCTGACCCGACGGGCAAGCATCGGGCATCACGGCGCCGGCCACGATGGTGGGGGTCCGCATCAGGACATCCATGTGGGCCGCCACGGCCGCGGCGTTGTCGCGCTCGATCTCGGTGTGGGCGTCGAGGAAGAAGCCGAAGGGCAGCGCGTTGGTGCGCAGCGCCTGCTCGATCGGCACCATGGCCTCCAGCGCCGCGAAGATGGCGTCGTCGTTCTTGCCCTCGCTCCGCAGCTGGTTGGCTGCTGCCACCATGGGTTTGAAGCGATCACTGGGCTTGAAGCCCCAGTCGATCAGTGTCTTGCCGGTGATCATCTGCATGGTGTCCTCAGATCGGTGTTGGGATCCAGTGGTGTCCGGGCTCGAATTCGGGCGGGTCGTCGCCGTCGAGCCGGGGTTGTTGGATGAGGTCGTCGGCGATGAGGCGCTCGACGAACTGGCGGCCCTTGGTCGGGTCGAACCACCAGGTGTGGCATCCCGGTAGGAGCACGAGGCTTTCCCAGCAGGAGCGGGTGGTGCAGTCGGTGTCGGAGATCACGGCGTCGATCCGGTCGTAGGCGACGCGGCGAAGGATCAGATCGAGGACGCACCAGCGCAGCGACAGACCGACGAGCTGCCCGTCGGGGATCACCGGCTCAGGAGTGGGGTGCATGGCGCCTCATCCGCATCGGGCAGACCAAGGACACCACCAGCTGAGCGGCGATACCGAAGGCGAAGCCGATGCCGAAGCCGACCAGGAACAGGATGAAGATGTGCATGGGACACCTTGAATTCATGCAAAGGTCGAGGCGTAGCTGTGACGTCAGGGATCCCTGACCTACTCGCTCGGCTCGTCCGGGATGTCGAGGTCGTGGCTGATCGCACTGCAGGCCAGCCCCATGTAGTAGGGCGCCCCGTTGCGCAGCATATTGGTGATTGTGTTCTTTGAACAACCGAGCTGCTCGGCGGCGGTCCGGTTGTTCAGCTTCTGCCGCTCCATCCAAGCCTTGAAGGCCGCGGGGGACAGGTCTTTCCGTTGAACCCTGCCTGACGTGCTGGACATCTTGGACACCGCATCGATCGTACCGGTGCCAGATACCGCAGGTGAGTGCTCGATGCTAGTCACAGATTTGCGATTTCAGCGGGTGAACACGCCGGAGACGACGGTGCCGCCGCTGCCGAACTTGCTCCACATCAGCGCGCAGACCACCTCATGATCGAGGTTCGCGAACTTCTGCCGCATCACGGCGGCCGATATGAGCACCGGCTCCGGCACCGGAGCGGTGATGCCGTTGGCGGCCATGATGGTCGCGACCATGGGCCCGTTGACCTTGTAGTCGGGGCAGTTGTCGGCGGCGTAGGTGACCATCGCCACGATAGCGCCGAGGTCGTCGGTGGATGCCGCGGCCTGGGCCGGCGCCGGGGAGATCGCGGCGGCGGCGAGGGCGAGGGCGGCGAGGACGGAGGTGGACTTCAGCATGGTGGGCCTCATCGGTTCGAGATGCTTCGACACCCTGGAACAGCGAAAAGCCGCCCCGAGAGATCCCGGGGCGGCTTCGTGTCAGGCGAGACCCCGCAGGGCGATGATCGTCTTGATGTCGTCGAGCGACACTGGCTTCCAGCACCAGCGATCGACGCCGACGTTGAGGTGACGCGACGACGGGTCGGGCTGCTCGTGGATGTGCCCGTGAACGTTCAGGGCGTACTTGCTCGTGAAGTCCGACTCGTGCTGGGGCAGGTGGGTGCAGGTGAGGCTGTGGTCCTGGTACTTGCGCCAGAACAGCACCTTCTCGAAGCCGGCGAGCAGCCGATAATCGAGGAACTTGTCGTGATTGCCGATCACGAGGCGCTTCTTGCCGTTCAGCCGGGAGAACAGGGTCGGCAGCGTATCGTAGTCGCCGACGAAGAAGTCGCCGAGGACGTTGATCTTGTCGGACGGCCTCACCAGCGCGTTCCAGTTCTCGATCAGCGTCTCGTCCATCTCCTCGACGGAAGAGAAGCTTCGGCCGCCATGGCTGGCATCAGCGGCGCTCGGAGCGATGAGTTTGGCGTGGCCGAAATGCGTGTCAGCCGTGAACCAGGTGGTCATGGTGGTTGTCCTGTTGGGTTGGAATCGTTCAGCGGCCGACCGACCGCGCCATGGCGGCGAGGTCGCGGCTGGTCTGCACCACGAGGTCCTGCGTGGTGCAGCGTTGGTCGTTGAAGCCGGTGACGCCGAAGCGGGAGTCGACCCAGCTGCGCCCCTTGCTCTCGAGGTAGTCGGGCAGGTTCCAGCGCACGAAGTGCATCGCGCTGGCGACGGCTGTGACGAAGCCTGGGTCGGACGCCACCATGGCGCCGCGCCAGCACCATTTGCAGGCCTCGGGCGACGTCGCGACCACGATGCGGCCGTTGGCGTCGAAAGCTTCGGCGCCCTGCGTCCAGGCGCCCGGGGCCGCGAGCTTGTCCGCCGCGGCGTCGAGGATCTCGGAGACCTTCATCTCAGCGCCCCTCCCGGTCCCAGGCGAACTCGCTGCGGTCGCCGAAGCTGTAGAAGACGGCGGACCGCCAGCGGTGCTCGTGCTCGAAGTGGACGCCATGCCCTTCGTGGAACACGACCTCGACCGGTTCGGGACCGTCGAGATCCTCCGCGATGCGCCAGCCGAGCAGCAGGGCGATGGGCTTCCAGAACATGCTCATGGTCACCAATCCCAGCTCTCGAGCCCGTCGACGTGTGGGCCGTCGGAGTCGAGCTTGATGAAGTCGCAGCCGTTGCGACGCGCTGCGGTCATGCAGGCGAAGAGATCGGCCGGCAGTTCTCCGTTGGGTTCGCCCGGTCGGCCGAGGCTGATCGGCTCCTCGTGGGCGTAGAGCACCCACCCGTAGCTGTTCGGTCCGCCCGACGGACCTTCGACCCGGAAGTCGATGGACTCGAGCCAATCGGCAGTCTCTTTCGAGATGTGCTTGGTCGAGATGACCTGCATTTTGCGGATCTCAGGCATGGCGGCTCCTCAGAACGGGTTGGCGTCGTCTTCGTGGATCCAGTCGCCGCCGACCGTCGGCGCCGCGGCGTCGTCACCGTCGGCATCGGGCAGGTAGCGGGTGGCATGCTTGGTGGCGTAGGGGCCGACGCCGTCGAGGACCTCGAGCACCGGCAGCACCTTCTCGCCGCCGCCGTTCGCGATGATCGACACCTCGTCGCCGACCTTGATGGTGTCGTCCTCCATGAGGTAGGAGAACTGCCGGCCGCCCGGCGTGAAAGAAACCTTCACGGTCTTCATGGGGCTTTCCAGTATAGTGTGCGTTACGGGGTGGGCTCGTCGATCACGACCTGGGACAGGTCGTAGAGTCTCGCAACATCGCGGAGGCTGTCCTGCATCCGCTGCGAGAAGGCGGTTCCGTCGAACGACCAGTTCGCGGTGTTGTCGTGGACGCTCTGCAGCGACGCCAGCAGCTTCACATGCGGCTGCAACCGTTCCGGCAGTAAGTTGAGGTCGGAAACGGCTAAGACGTCGCTGACGATGAGGACATCCCAGGTCCGGCCCCGCTTCTCGACGAATTCCTCGAAGATGGAGCCCTCGAAGTCGTCAGAGAGCTTGATCTCGTCGTCGGTGACGTGACAGCCCACCGCGCAGCTGCCGCCGCGATTGTCCCGGTACATGCATCGACCATTTCTGGACTGCTGTGTCATGGTTCGGAGGTGACGCACCGTGGCGTCGAACAGCGATTGCGCAGAAACTTCAGTCACGACGAGATCCTTGTTCGAATTCATGCAAAAGCAAGTCCGCGGCGCCGCCGAGGACAGGAGATGTCAGGCCGCAGTCTTGACCACTGGGATGTGGCGGACCTGGAGGCAGTAGACCTTGTCGGCCGTGAGCGAGATCGTCGTCGCCTTGCCGTTCTCGTCGGTCCGGCTGAAGTGGATCAGGCCCATGACACCCTTCTCGACGGTGTCGTAGGCGAAGGTGGTGCAGTCCCAATGCATCACGATGGGGCGCATCCCATCGCCAGCCGTCTTCGCTCTCGCGATGTTGGCCTCGGCGACTTGGAACAGGGCGAAGGCGTAGGTGGGTGGTTCCGATCTCGACATGCTGGCTCTCTCGTCTCGAGGGGTTGCGCACCCCGCCCGTGAGCGGGGTGCTGGCTAGTCTCAGGCCGCTCGGGCGGCGTCCGTACTCGGCATCGGAACCGGAACTTGAGACAAAAGGGTGGAGCAGAGGCTGCGGTCGTCCTCGATCTTCTCGAAGGCCTTGCGCTGGGAGATCGGGCCGAAGAACCCCTTGGCATTCCAGGAGGTGGTGTACCCGAAAGTCGCCCGGCCATTGATAGGCTGCTCGTAGAGTTCGATCCAGGTCTTGCCGCGCCGGTCCTGCCAGCGACCGATGACGACGCGTTCGCCGATGGTGATCTCGGGTTTCTCGTTCTGCATGTATGCAACTCCATGTTGTTTGCCTCAGCCTTGGTGGCAACCATGGGGTCTGGAAACGAGAAAACCCCCGGAGCCGCAGGGGCGCCGGGGGCAAGATCATCGGTTCACGTAGGCATAGATGTCCGGCACCACGATGGAGCCTTCACCGACGCCGGACGCCACCCGCTTCACGGACTCGGAGCGGACGTCGCCGACGGCATAAACACCGGCTTCCGAGGTCTCGAAGGGCGAGGACGCGTCGGCGCCGTTGCCGGTGAGCACGAAACCCTTGTCGTCGAGGGAGAGGCAGTTCTGCAGCCACTCCGTGTTCGGCTGGGCGCCGATCATCACGAACAGGTTGCCGACGGCGAGGTCGCTGGTCGTGTCGGTGGTGCGGTGGGCGACGGTGATGCCGGACAGGTAGTCGTCGCCCCGCAGCTCCGTCACCTCGGTCTCGCAATGGACCGTGATGTTGGTGCAGCCCTCGATGCGCGCCAGCAGGTAGTCCGACATGGTGTCGGCCAGCCCGGCGCCGCGCACCAGGATGTGGACATGC